AGCAATTAACGAGTTCTCATCTGATGAGACAATGAGTGGAAATTCCAACTCTGCTTGCCCAACTGAGTATGCAGTTGTTGGATATCTTAAGAGAGGTGGAATGGGTGTTGATGCAATGCTCCCACCTGTTGGAACTACAGCACAAAGACCAGGTTCTCCATCAGTTGGAGCACTAAGATTCAACTCAACAATTAGTTTGTTTGAGGGATGGAATGGAACTGCTTGGGTCCCAGTTGGAAATGCACTAGTAAACAAAGATATATCAACAACATATACTGCTGCTGCATATGAGCAACTATTCTGCAATACTTCTGGAGGTGGATTTACAATCACCCTACCAGCGTCCCCAAGTAAAGGTGATAAAATCAGATTCATTGATGTTGCAAATACTTTCGATTCAAGCAATCTAACCATTGCAAGAAATGGAAAACTAATTGGTGGTGTTGCAGAAAATATGACAGTTAATACAGAAGGTGCTGCATTTGATCTCATCTTCTATAATGATACATACGGATGGAGAATCTTCACAGTATAATCTAAATCTTCCTGGAAAGTACAATAAATACTTTCCAGGAAGATTTTATTTTATGATTATATGACTATAAGTATAACTAATCAAAATCTTAAAAATGGCAACTTACGGAAGTTATAAAAAAATAGTAACTGATCAAATTATAGATGGCACTGTACCTAGATCCAAAATTGGACCTGGTGGAGGTCCGCAATATAACTCATTTTGGGTTCATGGTTCTCCTGGAACTTGCACATCTGGTTGTTGCTGTTTATGGACAGTTCCTTCTGGAGTGAAGAGAGTTACTTTTGAACTTTGGGGTGCTGGTGGGAACGGTAATGGTGCATGTTCTTGTGGCAGATGCCACCACTACTTTGGGGCTCAAGGTGGATATTATAATACAAAGACAATTGGAACTGCTTCTGGTTGTCAATATACAATATGTGCAGGTGGGGTTTTTCCTTGCTTTTCTCTTGAATGTACTGCATGTAATGGATGTAGTTCATATGTTAATGGATATAATTTAAGTAATTTTTGTGCAGAAGGTGGAGCAACTGGTTGTGCAAATACTGCTTGGTCAACAGGTTGTTTCTCTGAGTGGGGTAGAGGTTGTGTAGGTCCAGGATCATGGAATGGTGATTTTACTATGGGAAATCACGCAGGAGCTCCTCATGGACATGAATTCTGCCATTGCCTTAATAATATGTTCTGCACCACTGGAGCTCCATTTTTAAGTGGTGGAGGATCGCATGGATTCTTGGAAGAATGCTGGATTCGTTGTGGTTGTTGGACCGTTCAATATGGTGCTGGTGGGCAATCTGCTATGACTACATATTGCGGATCATCTTGCTGTGGACAAGGTGGAACTGGTGGGTCTGGTGTAGTTAAAGTTACATACGTATAGGAAAAAAATGGCAACTTACGCAAGTTACAAAAAACTCGTTAGTGATAATATCACCAATGAAACATTCGTAGATTCCCACTTTGCTGCTGGAAGTCCACTAGCATATGGAGTGCAATGGTTTTTTGGTCAACCATGTGCTTGTTCTACTGGATGCTGCTGTTTATGGACAGTGCCAACTGGAGTAAGAAGACTTCACATTGAAATGTGGGGTGCTGGTGGAGGTGGGCATGGACAATGTTCTTGTGGCAGATGCCATCACTTTAAGGGTGCTGGTGGTGGATATTATAATTCAAAAACTATTGCTACTTCTGCTGGTTGCCAATATACAGTATGTGCAGCTGGGAATGGTCTCTGTTGTAGACAAGAATGTGTTGGTTGTAATGGTTGCACCTCTTATGTAAATGGTTATAATTTAAGTAATTTTTGTGCTCTTGGTGGTATGCCAGGATGTGGAGAAACTAGTTGGGGAGAGAAATGTTATGGTGCATGGCAGTGTTGTTTAGCACCAGGAAATAATGGTGGTGATTTTGGGATGGGAACACAAGATCCTGCATTTGGAGGAGTAGAATTTATATATAATGTGGGAAGATGCCATTGTTATAACCAAGCAATTTTTACAGGTTCTGCACCATTAATTGGTACATATTCAGGACAATCCTTAAGAGAATGCTGGATTCGTTGTGGATGTTGGACAGTCCCTTATGGACATGGTGGACAAGGTGCTATGGGAACTTACTGTGGTTCTGGTGCATGTGGTCAAGGAGGAATGGGTGGTCCAGGTCTCGTAAGAATTACTTATTTCTAATAAATAGGATAAAAAACAATGGCAACATATAGAAGCTATAAAAAAATTGATGGTTCTATCTTACCAGATAGTTTTATAACCAGTAGCATGATATCCAACACTGCATTTGCAACCTGGAATGTAAAGTGGTTTTTTGGTCAACCATGTGCTTGTTCTACTGGATGCTGCTGTTTATGGACAGTACCAACTGGGGTTTCGAGAATGTATATCGAAATGTGGGGTGCTGGAGGAAGTGGGCATGGAAGTTGCAACTGCAACAGATGCCAAAACTATATTGGGGCTCAAGGTGGATATTATAATGCAAAGATGATAAGCACCACTCCTGGTTGCCAATATACGGTATGTGCGGGGGGGAATGGCAACTGCTGTAGATTAGAATGTACCGGATGCAATGGTTGTACCTCTTATGTGACAGGTTATAATTTATCAAACTTTTGTGCTATTGGCGGAGCTCCAGGGTGTGCTATCGGATCTTGGGATATGACATGTTTTTCTGAGTTTCCATGTTGTTTAGGTCCAGGGGCCAATGGTGGTGATTTTGGAATGGGAAATCATGCTGGTGGATCTTGGAGACCACTTGGTGTATTCTGCCACTGTCATGGAAAATGGGCATACCCAACAGCAGCACCATTTATTGGAACTAATGTAATGCAGGTTCTACACAGTTGCTGGATTCGTTGTGGATGTTGGACAGTTCCTTATGGTCATGGTGGACAAGGTGCTATGGGTACTGTTTGCGGATCATCTTGCTGTGGACAAGGTGGAATGGGTGGTCCAGGATTAGTTAAAATAACTTACGTTTGATTTATAAATAAATACGAAGGAGAAAACCTGAACAAAACGAAGAAAAATGGCAGATTACATTTCAGTAGAGTTTGATTTACAATTACCCAATGAATTCTTGGTAGATCACTCTACAACAGAAGGCAAAACCAGAAAATTTACTTATCATGGACCAGAAAAAATTTGGTTGCAGATTGGGGAAGATGGTAGAGAATCCCATGGTCCACTAACAGCAGAAGACATTGCCGATGGTAGACCAGTCCCAGCAGATGTAGTAGAATGGTATGAAGTTGATTGCAGAACAAATCCATTAATCTGCCAATTAAGAGGTCCAATTATTAATGATCTTCAGGAGACTAGAGATGATGGAGAATCGACCATTCATCCTGGATCTCCATTGATTGATGGATACCCACAATTTTCATACCAAACACCATTAATTCCTGATGATATTTACAATAGATATTCTGTAAGATTGGTTGATGGTGAATTAGTTGTAGATAGATGGTCTGTTGAGAAAAAACTTTTAGATAAAGATGAATTTTTAACTTGGGATGATATTAGAGATCACAGAAATAGTCTTCTCGAAGGATCCGATGGCAAGGTGACGGAAGATATGCCAGAAGACTTGAAGGAGCAGTGGAAGCAATATCGTCAAAAATTAAGAGATCTTCCAGATGTTATGCAATCTGCAGGTGTGGAACCATCAATTGCATTTTATATGTTCCCTGATAGTCCTAGAGGTGTAAAGGCAAATTAAAGAAAAATTAAAAATTAACTCTATAATCTCATCCTAAATTAATTTTTGGATGAGATTTTTTATTTTTATGATATTTAAATATGTTTAAAATAAACCAAAACTTAAAAGTAAAAATCAATACTATTGATGAAAAAATTTTCTTCGTTATTGATAATTTTTATGAAGACCCAGATAAAGTACGAGAATATGCAAAAATTTCCAAAAAGCATACAAATTCAGATCTTTTGGCAGGATCAATTGGTAGAAGGGTATGTGAAGATGATTTGAGACTATCATATTATATGAAAGATGTTTTCGAAGAATTATGTATGCATCCTAAATGGCATATAGTATTTGACAAAAATCATCATAATCATAAATGGTCTGCAATGAGATTTATGGTGAATGTCACTAATAATTTAGAAATAATAGAAGATGGTAGAAAAAATATTGAACACTTAGATGGCCCATTAAATAAATGGGCATGTGTTGTTTATTTAAATACCCCAGAAGAATGTGAAGGGGGAACAGAACTTTATCAATGGGATGGGGATTTTAATACTAAACCAATCCTAAAATATACAGTTAATATGAAATATAATAGAGCAATATTATATGATGCAAATATGGTTCATGGAGCAGTGATGAAATCACATATGTTTAAATCCTGCGATAGACTAGTACAGGTAATGTTCATGTGATAAATATATCAGTTAGTTATTGTTTAACTGAGGTTATCGAATGAGGTCTAAAGCATTTTTTATTAATGGTGGAGCTGGCAGAGTAATTTGCTCCATCCCTGCATTTGAAAAGTATGCAGAAACCCATGATGATTTTATAATCGTCTGTGAGGGTGGGACAGATTTCTATAAAGGTCATCCCACTCTACATAATAAAGTATTTGATAGTTGGCATAAAGGATTATTTGAAAAGGAAATTAAACATCGTGATTGTGTAAGTCCAGAACCATATAGACTTTGGGAATACTATAATCAAAAGTGTAATTTGTCCCAAGCATTCGACATAATAATTAATGGATTAGATGAGCCTAGAGAACTTCCTGATCCAAAAATCATTTTAAATAAAATGGAACTTCTATCTGGTTATAACATGATAGAAGAAGTGAAAGCAGGAACAGGAAAAGATAAAGTTTTGGTTGTTCAGCCCTTTGGAAGATCAATTCAACAAGTTGGACAAGATTTTATTGCAGATACAACTTCTCGTAGTTTTCCGTTAAATTCAATAGTAGAAATTATTAATGAATTGAAAAAAGACTATGCAATTATAATAATGAGTGAACTTCATTTTCCTTTAGAAAATAATGAAGATAAATCAAAATATAAAGTTGCAAGACCACAAATAACTGATATGAGGTTATGGGCAAGTTTAATTAATGCGGCAGATCACTTTTTGGGATGTGATAGTATGGGGCAACATATTGCAAAATCATTTGGAAAGACTGCTACAGTTGTCCTTGGTTCAACATATCCAGAAAATATTTCATATCCAAATTCAAAAGATTTTGACATAATAGATATTGGAAAGAATAAAAGAAAATATAGTCCAATACGAATTTCAATAGATGATGAAATTGATAGATATAATGATGAATCCCTAGAAATGACAAATGAAGAAGTACAAAAAGTAATTAGTGCTGTAAAAAAAAGATTGGGCAAATCCGTTGCATATACTGGCAATTGGAAACCAACAGAACAAGTAAGTTCTTCCTGTTGTCCACCACAATTAAATTCAACTCCAAGTGTGCCAGTATTAATCAATACTACTTCTACACAAAACAAAGCATTATTACCAAAAGAAAATAGGGGATTTTCCCCAGATTTGGAAAAAGAAATCAAAAATGTTTTAAAGAATACTAAGTGAGGAATAATTAAAAATGACTCAATGGATTGCTGCCATTGCCAGAGGGCATAATTCTGGTGTTTGTTTATTAAAAGATGGTGAGTTAGTTTTATCTATAGAAGAAGAGAGATTCTCTAGAGCAAAATATGATGGTGGGCCATTGGCATCGATGGTTAAGATACTCGAATATACCGATAAACTTGATTATTTGGTTATTGCACATACGCAACCTTTAAGTGATGCTGGAAAAATTGATTTTTCTGGTGATGACATTTATACAGGTCTTGCAAGAAAACTTGGATTAATTGACAGAAACCAAGAAAACTATAATCATCCGCAGGTTATTGATTTAAGTAGAAATCACCATAAACTTCATGCTGCATGTGCATTTTATCGTTCTGGATTTGAGAGTGCTGTATCTTTAGTTGTAGATGGTGCTGGTACTTTTATTCCAATGCAAATTGGAAGAAATAATGAAATGACTTGGGAACTTGAATCCATTTTTAGTTGTGAATATCCAGCAGATTTTAAAACATTATACAAACATCAAGCAGGAAGAGGTCCATGGGCATCTGCAAGGATTGAAAAATTCCCAAGTGAGCAAGAAGGAGAGAATGGATTCCATGAATTGATTATTGATGATTCTGCTGGTATTACTAAAGCATATGAAGCAGTAACTCAATATTGTGGTTGGCCTCCTATTGAAGCAGGTAAAACTATGGGATTATTCCCTTATGGGAAACCAAATGATAATATTCCTGCAATCTATACTGATGGTAATGGTGGTAGTTGGAAGACTTCTGATCGAAATGTTATTATTCCAACTTATCCTAACGGTGCATTAGTTAATGAAGGTAGATACGAATTTCTTAGAACACCACAAGAATTTGATGATCTAACACTTCTTGAGAATCGTCGTGATATGGCATATGCCATTCAAACACAATCACAACAAATGGTTCTTGATTTAATTCGTAAGGCAGTTGAAATGACTGGAAATAATAATGTTGTTATTTCTGGTGGATATGGTCTCAATTGTGTTGCAAATTATTGGTATCTTGAGCAACTCAAAGACGAAAATATCAATCTTTATGTTGAACCAGTAAGTAATGATGCCGGAACTGCTATTGGAGCTGCATTATTATGGCATCATAAAATTAATGAAGATATTGAAGTAAAGCAAAAAATTGAAACCCTTTATACTGGACCAAGTTATATGTATAGTCAACAAGAAATCAATCTAATAACACAAAAATATGATATGACAGAAGTGACATCTGCATCCTATGAGGATGTTATTGATTTAATCATGGACAAAAATATTGTTGCATTATTTCAAGGAAGGTCAGAAGCTGGTCCTAGAGCACTTGGCAATCGTTCTATTCTCTATGACCCAAGAGATCCAGATGGTAAAGATCATGTAAATCGAATTAAGAGAAGAGAATATTTTAGACCGTTTGCTGGATCTATTCTACAAGAACATGTTCATGATTGGTTTGATCTTAGGGGAATGGAAGATTCTCCGTTTATGATGTATGCAGTAAACTGTAAAGAAGGAGTAGAAGAAAAAATTCCTGCCATTATTCACGTTGATGGAACTTGCAGAATTCAAACTGTTACACAAGAACAGAATTTACACTATTATAATTTGATTAATACTTTTTACGAAAAAACTGGTTGTCCAATTATTTTTAATACTTCATTCAATCTTGGAGGAGAGCCTTTGGTTGAAACTCTTGACGATGCCGTAAGAACTCTTGCTAATAGTTTAATTGAATATTTGTATTTGCCAGAGTACGAATTGCTCATAAAGATGGAAAATAATTAGACAAAAAATTATATTATTATTCCATGAAAAAAATATTTGTAAACG